TACAGAAACTTTGTGGAGATATATTGATTTATCTAAGTTTCTTGACTTAATTCTCCATAAAAAATTAGTTTTCCCTAGGTATGATAAGTTTGAAGATCCATTTGAAGGGTATGCTTCTAATTTCATGGAATTAGTAAGAAAGGAGCTTCAGAACAATGGATTTGAAGATGGCGGGTTAAATTTTGGAGGTAGTTGCTTTTCTGATTTTGTAGATATCAGTAATCATTATGCTTATGTCAGTTGTTGGCATCACAATGATCATGAATCAGCTGGTATGTGGAAGTTGTATTGTTCGACTCCCGAGTCTTTAGCTATTAAAACAAGTGTTGAAGCTCTAAAAAAATCTTTATCAAAAAACAAAGAATACAATTTGATTTTTAGTAAGGTGACTTATGATTCAAAACTCGAGGGATATGCGATAAAAGATTTGAGCAATGTTAATGTTTTTAATGCACTTTTAATGAAAAGAGAATCTTTTGACCATGAAAAAGAATACCGTATTTTATTGATTGATAATGCTGATAGGGTCAAAGTCTTAGAAAGTCATCATCAAAAGTGTGAAGATGAAATGAATGCATGGTTTGATGAGAGGGAAATACAAATCCAAGAACTTAAAAAAACTGGTCATAGCTTATCTAAAGCAGAGTTAACATCGAAAGTTAGTGAATTAATTATGGAAAAATATATACCTACGGGCACTAACTTAAATATAATTATAAGCGAATTAAAAAAGAATCGTCCCATAATTAAAACCGTAGATTTAGATTTAAATACTTTAATTGAAGAGATTGTAATCGCACCTTATGCACCTAGTTGGTTTGTTAGGACAATTGAAAAGTTAATTTCGGACTTGGGCTATAATTTTAAAGTTTCACAATCAAAATTATATGAACTTTCATAATCTCTCTAGGGTTGGACCTCCACATATATACATGATCATTAAACAAGCTTTTAAAAAGCTGGATTATAAAGAAGGCCCTCACTTGAGGGCTTTTTTACGCCTATTCAAACACCGTGGAACAGGTATGTACATGCGCACGCTGTAGGGTTTTACTGTACGCAGTGCGCACGTCCATCATCACACTATGAGTAAAGGTGGTGTGATGACTGAGAAGAAAATAGCGCCCGATTGGGAACGCATCGAAGCTGAATATCGTGCAGGAATAATGTCTCTAAGGCAGATGGCACAAGAGTTTGGTACAGCTGAATCAACAATTCGCAAGTATGCAAAAAAGAATGAATGGGTTCGTGATTTGAATCCAAAAATTCATGCTAAAGCGGATGACATTGTGCGCAAAGAAGCCGTGCGCAGTGATGTGCGCACTGTAAGCCCAGCCACAGAAAAAGAAACGATTGAAGCGAATGCCAACCTGGTTGCATCCGTCCGTATTACTCATCGCAAGGATATTGAAAAAGCCCGCACAATGACCATGGCTCTATTTGATGAATTAGAGCACATGATCGGCACTGATCAAGCTGAATTACTCGCCCAGCTTGGCAAGCTCATGTATAAGCCGAACGAAAAGGGCGTAGACCGGTTGAATGACCTGTACATGAAGATCATTCAAATGCCGAACCGGGTCAGTTCACTTAAGCAATTGACCGATTCACTCAAAACCATCGTTGGCCTAGAGCGTGAAGCATTCAATCTGAATAAAGAAGAAACCAAGGTTGAAGATGCATTCACGACCATGCTTCACCGGATATCCCAAGGAAACAGTTCTACCTTCCAACCCGTCGCACAGGATTCTGAGTATGAGAATTAACTGTGTGTACGTGAATGGAACGGCTAATGACCCTGCTCAAAATAATTTCATGCGCGTAGACGCAATATTATTGCACCATGCTTGTGCAAAAGGCGGTGAAAGTTGATATACAACACCGCTTTAGCTGAACTACCCTCAAATAAAGAAGAACTGGAACGCTGCCTCGCTGACCCGAAATGGCGGATATTCTCCGGGTGTTTGTACAAGATCAAAATTAAGGGTGATGACTTTAAGGATGAACTGGGTAACCTGATTGAAGCTGAAACATTCGAGCTTCCATTTAAGCCCAATCCTGCACAAATTAAATTCTTAAATCGGCTGTGGTACCGCAATATCATTCTTAAAGCACGTCAGTTAGGTTTTACTACGCTGATCTGTGTACTTTGGTTGGATCATGCACTGTTCAATGCCAACCAGAACTGCGGCATTATCGCGCAAGATTTACCCACTGTTTATAGCATTTTCAAGGACAAGATTAAGTTTGCCTACGATAACCTGCCTGAAGAAATTAAGTCACGCTTCCCACTGAAAGCCTACAACAAGTCTGAAATCGAGTTTGCCCATAACGGCTCAAGCATCCGTGTTGCAACATCGTTCCGTTCAGGCACCATGCACCGGTTGCATATTTCAGAGTTCGGTAAGATCTGTGCGACTGACCCGGCTAAAGATGATGAGGTTATTACTGGTTCGATTCCAACGGTACCAACCAATGGTGTACTGGTGATTGAATCCACGGCTGAAGGTCGAAACGGCTCATTCTATGCCATGGTCCAGGCTGCTCAGACCAATTTCCTGCTACGTAAAATCCTCACCAGTAAAGATTACCGCTTCCATTTCTATGCCTGGTGGCAAGAGCCTAAATATCGTATCGATGCAACAACGGTAAATATCACATCCAAGGACCATGAAGACCTGGATGAAGTAGAGCAAATCGTACTGCAGAAAATGGGTATCAAGATGCGTCTTGACCCTGATCAGCGTGCCTGGTATGTCGTGACACGTGACAACGACCTGAAAGGCGATTCTGCAAAAATGTGGCAGGAATATCCTTCATTCCCGGATGAAGCATTCCAGGTGGCCAAAGATGGTAACTACTATGCCAAGGATATGCTGGCATTGCGTAAACGTGGCGGCATTACACAGATTGAAGTCCTTGATGTACCGACATACACCTATTGGGATATTGGTAATCACGACGGTTGTGCAATTTGGTGGCACCAGATGATGAATGGCCAGGACCGGTTCCCACGTTACTACGAAGCACATGGCCAAGACCTTAGGCACTATGCTGCAGAAATTAAAAAGTATGGGTTCGTTTATCATACTCATTTCTTACCCCACGATGCCGCACACCAGCGTTTAGGTGACTTCAATAAATCCACCTTAGAGCAGCTGCAAGAATTGTTGCCTGGTCATAATTTTGTTGTGGTACCACGTGTCACGCAACTTATCGCAGGGATTCAACTCACCCGTAAGCTGCTTAAGAATGCATGGTTTGATAAGAACGGCTGTGCCTTAGGTATTGAACGCCTGGAAGGATATCAAAAGAAATTCTCGAAGCAGGATAAGTGCTTTATCGATCAGCCTAACAAGGCCAATGGATGCTCAGAAGGTGCCGATGCTCTACGTCAATGTGCTCAGGCAAAAGAAGCGGGATTGATAGAGGACTATTCACAATCTGTCAGCCGTGTAGGGTTGGCTGAAGAAGAACAAACGACTGAAGATAGTCGCTATGACGATGAGCCATACGACTGGCGATTAATGTAGGATTTTGCAGATGCCCAACACTGACTATGCTGTAGATGAGCCAGTAGTAGATCATTTAGCTTTGACTGGCGATGAATTAAAAGAAATCCATTTAGAGATCGAGGAACAACCGAAGTGGCGTAATACTGCGGATATGGAAATGGATTATGCAGACGGCAAGCAGCTTGATAGTGACTTGCTGAAACGCATGCAGCAAATTGGTATTCCCCCGGCAATTGAGAATCTTATTGGCCCAGCTTTACGAGCAATTGAAGGTTATGAGCTTGAAACACGTACGGATTGGCGTGTAACACCTAATGGCGAACCTGGTGGACAGGATGTTGCCGATGCATTGAACTATAAATTAAACCAGGCAGAACGATTATCTAAAGCAGATCGAGCATGTAGTGAAGCATTCCGTCCACAGATCGGCTGTGGTCTTGGCTGGGTTGAGGTCAAACGCGAACAAGACCCTTTGAAATATCCGTATCGTTGCATTGCAGTGAACCGTAACGAGATCCATTGGGACATGAAAGCACAAGAATCTGACTTGTCCGATGCTCGATGGCTGCGCCGTATGCGCTGGATTCACCCACAACGTCTTAAATTAGCATTTCCTGATCATAAAGAGCTGATCGAAATGATTGGTCGTCATGGTACATCGTGGTGGCAAGATGATCACTATCTGGATGGCGGTAAAACTACAGGCTTGAATAGTGCCTGGGGTGAAGCTCAATCCTGGACATTATCGGAACGGTTTTGGTTCGATACCTCATCTAAAGAGATCAATCTTGCAGAAGTCTGGTACCGCCGTTGGGTAGAGCAGGTGATGCTGCGCTATAAAGATGGTCGTGTGGTTGAGTTTGATGAGAACAATCCCGCACATATCTTCGCACTGACACAAGGCTATGCAATTCCAGAGCGTGCACAGGTTGCTAAAGTTCGCCGTAGTTACTGGATGGGACCGCACTGTTTATTTGATGGTCCTACGCCTTATGCACACCATTATTTCCCGTATGTCCCTTTCTTCGGCTTTAAGGAAGATAACACCGGCATTCCGTATGGCTTCGTACGTGATATGAAGTACTGCCAGGATCTGGTGAACTCAACGCAGGCTAAATTACGTTGGGGAATGAGTTCAGTACGTGTGACTGCAACACGTGGAGCAACACCAATGACACGTGCACAGGTGTTACAGCAGATTGCACGGCCTGACGCTTATATTGAATTGAACCGTAGTCATATGTCCCAGACAGGTTCTCAATTTGAGGTTGAGCGTGACTTTGAATTGAATCAATATCAGTTCCAGCTGCTTAATGATTCACGTCAAGCGATTGAGCGTAGCAGTGCAATTACTTCAGGATTCCAGGGCAAGCAAGGTACAGCAACTTCAGGACGACAAGAGCAGCTGCAGATTGATCAGTCCAACCAGGCACTGCGTAAAATTGTGGACAATTTCAAAGAAGGCCGGACATTAGTTGGTGAAATGCTGGTATCGATGATCGTTGAGGATCTTGGTAGTCAGGAAGAGGTTGTCATCATCGAAGGTGATGCGATTACTGAGGAACGTCGAGTTCATATCAATAAGCCTGAAACGGATGAGTTAGGCTATACGTATTTATCCAATGATGTACAGCGTACCCGGATTAAAGTCATTCTTGAGGATGTTCCAAGTACAAGTGGCTTCCGTGCACAGCAATTGGCTGCTTTGTCTGAAGTCACTAAGTCATTGCCAGCGAATATTCAGCAACCCATTCTTCCGTATCTTATTGCGCTTACTGATACGCCGTTCAAGCGCGATATTATTCAAGCTATTCGTGAAGCCGCTAAAATGCCGACTGAAGAAGAAATTGAACAACGTATTAAGGATGCAGTAAAACAGGCGTTGATTGATGCTGGCCAAGAGCTGAAAGTGAAAGAACTTGAACTGAAAGAGCGTAAGACTGAAAGTGACATTAAATTGACTGATGCCAAGTCAGTGCAAACAGGTGTACAAGCTTCTTATTCTGCGATGCAAGCAGGTGCTCAGATTGCACAGATGCCTCAGATTGCACCGGTTGCTGACCAGATTATGCAAGGTGCTGGTTATCAACGGCCTAACCCAGGCGGTGACGATCCGAACTTTATTACGCCAGAGCAGGCTGCAGCACGTGACATTAGCTCACCGTATATAGAAGGGCAAAATGCACAGATCGACAGTGGAGATGTAGCGGGAATGCAGGTACAACAGAACACAAGTCCGATGAATCCGCCGGTACCACAGCATGGACAGTCACCTATGCAAGGGATTGAGACGGCACGGATTAGTGATAATATTTAAGCTTATGTTATATTTAGATTTTAATAAATTTCAAAATATTAAGGTTCTTAAATGGTAACTGAAACATACATAGATAAAAGTGGTCGAGAAATTGAAATCGTTGGATTTGATGAGTATGAGTGTGAAGCAAAACACAACGGAGTCGTCATAGGTAGATTTGTTTTAGCTGATTGGCATGATGAGACGATTTATCTTGATCACATGGATATTAAGAGTGCATATCAAGGTTCAGGTATAGGAAAAAAAATGCTTGAATGTATTGTTTCAGTCTATGGAAGCGGAATTGCTAAAATTTATAGTGATACTGATTTATATGGTCGTGGTGAGGAATTTCCCCATCTTTCGACTGAAGGTGCTGCTTTTTTGAATAAATGTCGAAAGGAAGGAATTTTATCTTAAAAGTCATCTATAGTTTTTGATTAATTAACATACTAAGAATCCGACCTGCTGCACTGAAAATAAAAGGATGAATTGAATATTCGTCCTTTTTTATTGGTCAGCCTGAGGATTCAATATGACACAAATAAACCAAGTAGAACTTAAAGCTAGTGATGAAGTAACCGAACAAGAACTTCAAGAAAAAGCCGTTGCACCGCGTGTGACCAAAGATCAAATCGATACTCTTATGGGTCGTGTGACCTATGTGACTGTGCAGCAGCCAGGCGATACAACCTCAACGTTCGTACATGCTTTCCTTGATGGTAAATTTTTCTTAGCCACAGGTTTTAGCGCATGTGTAAACAAAGAAAATTTTAATGCTGACATTGGTGAGCGTTTAGCAAAAGGTAATGCTGCCAAACAAGCCGAAAATAAACTTTGGGAACTGGAAGGCTATGCACTTTATGCAAAAACAAATGGCATTGATCTTAAGCAACCTTCAATTGATGTAAATGACTATATTCTTTCAAAGAAAATTCACCAAAATGATACTTCCAATATTTTTGAATGCGCTCTAACCATTAAAGACAATATTGAAGAAAGCACGATTGTTGTTGGTACTGGTGAAACTGCATCGGATGCAGTGCAATCGGCTTATAAGATCGCTGCTGCTTTATTGTCGGCTTGGGTATATTGATCAATGATGAAACCATCCAAGTTAGTGCAGGCAATCGCTTTGGTAATGATGAACCCGGATGAATATTACCCAGAGCGTAAAGAATGGCAGGACGTTGAAAAAGGTCAGGTGAGTCGTGACTTTGCTGATTTTGTTGAAGCTTGGATACCAGGTCAAACTGTATTTACATCTGAATGTGAGATTACTGAAAACTCAGAAACCTACAAAATGAAAGCAGATGATGTGCCATTCACATTCAAACGTATAGATGACAGTTATTCACTGATCTATAACGGATGTGCAGAAGAAATTCATGAATCTACATTTAACCAGTTTGTAGACAGTTTATGTGCAGAATTTTCGCTTAGTCATTCAAGTGTATGATTTTCATACTAGCTTTCTGAAGCACTGCATTTATATTTAATTCCATCAAGCGAAGCTGCAAGGTTGCAGGTAGCAAATAACTATTAGATCAATTGGTATTGCAAGGCTGATTGATCTTTTGCAGGGAGTTCTCCCCAACTTCCAATAGTCCAGGTTTAACCGGCCTGTCGTTTGATGATATCCCCCTGATGAGCTTATGAAAGTTAAGCGAAACACTTTGGTGTCGGGAACGCGGTTCATGTAGGTGGTCAACACTATTTCATGGTTCAGTCTGATTTATGCCGCATGGGTCAGAACAACGATAGGAACGACGGGTAAAGCGAAAGTCCGGGCACACCTTAAAATGCCCCTATCGGGCAGTAGACTTGACAGCTTGGAGAGACAGGCAACTAATCCTTGGTCGCAGTCGGTGCGCGTACATTTACCCTCAAGTACGGATGGGTTCGAATCCCATACTCAGGGCCATTATATTTGAGAGTGATTGAATCCGCAGTCGATGCGGTGAGCGATGTAAGTAGCAACTGGGGAACCGCCGCAGGGAAAGCAAAGCAACAAGAAATCGAGTAGTCCAAAAGATGAACGTGCGCTTGTTAATCACTCTCAAATGTAATGCCTTAAAACGTGGCGTTTGCTCAGTCCTGACTTGCCAATAGTGGGAAAGGATGGCCTAAAGTGATTTAGGAACTGGAAGATATCAATCCTTGGATATCATTTATAAAAGTACAGGGCAAATAGGCATTTTGCAGTTTCCGCCAAGAATTTTTGCAATAAATAACGTTTAGGTAGGGTTGGATGTCCCCTGACAGCAGTTTTACCTGACTGTGCCGATTCAGGTAACGATTTCATTAAACCAGTGCTGTGGTTTTTTCTAACCCGTTCTTTCCCCAAGGAACGGGTCTTTTTTTGGAGATTTATTAATGAAAAATAAAGAAATGATAAATCAAAGTAATAGAGATTTGATTTCAGCATCCCAAGAACTCTTTGAATTAAGACGGGACATTAATGGTTTTTTAAATCAAGTTCGATCAATTAAGGATGCTCAAAATATATCTTGTAAAGAGCTTTCGGAAAGATTTGGGTTTGGTAAAAATGTTATTCAATCCTGGTTAAGTGGTGAAAAAAAACCATCACAAGAGATGCAGAAAAAGGTTTGTCAATTTTTAAATATTCCTTATGACACACTGTCATTGACCCCGAATAAACAGGGTGAATATCCATGTGGAATCCGTATCTGTAAACATTGTAAGTCTGAATTTCCTGTATTTAAAAAAACAAACTATTTAAGACGTACTTGTTGCTCTAAATTTTCCGACCCCGTGTAGGGTTTCTACTTTCTCCATGCCTCCTTGCAAAATCAAATCCAGTTGAGCAATCGACAGCAAGCGACTGTAACAAGTCTGCACTTCACTATTTTGCGGCTACTGCGATAAGTAGCAGGAAAGGCATGAGTAATACAGAAATCTTGAATAGCATTGAAGCGAATGATGGAAAAGTCACTCCTGAACAGGGCGCAGCATTACTGAATGCTGAGCTATATGGCGATACCGCTCCGGCGGAAACAGTTAGTGTGCCAGCCACTAACCCAGAACAAGAGACTGATACACCAGCAGACGCAGGGAAAACAGCAGAACCAGCTGTTAATACAGAACAACAACCTGATCCTGAACCAGCAAAGGCTCCAGGTGAAGATGAGCAGAATGCGGACAATACTGTAGTTCTGGCAAAAGATGGTAAACACACCATTCCTTTTGAAAGTTTACAAAGTGCCCGTGACCAAGCCAAGTTGCTCAGACAGCAGCTTGATGAAGCAAATGCAAAACTCGCAGCACAGCAAGCTCCTGACCAGAGCCAACAGGCACAGCAAAATGCAGCAACCGCAGAAGCCTTAATTCAGGCCAGTGGTAATGATGCAGATGTAATTGCTTTGTTTGGTGACTTCTCGGAAGAAGCTCTAGCTAAAGGTGTAAATGCTTTAGTAAATCAGCGTGTTTCAGCTCAAGTTGAAGCCGCAGTACAACAGGCACTTGCCCCGATTCAGCAACAGCAGCAGCAAATGCAGCAGCTCAGTGCTGAGCAACAACACTTTGCAACGATTGAATCAGCTCATCCTGATTATGAGTCAGTCGCAGAGTCTAGTGAGTTTGCAGCTTGGATGAATGCACAACCTGGCATCACACGTAATGCGTATAACAACGTATTACAGGGTGGATCAGCTCAGGATGTGAATGAACTGCTTAGTCTGTATAAGTCCCAAAACAATGTTAATCAAGCGGCACCGGCAGCCAATCCTACAGCGGAAATGATTGCCAAAGCCAAGCAAGCTGTACAGAACGCTCCTAAACAAATACCTATCAGCGTGTCAGATCTGCCAGCAGGTGCACCAGCAGCACTTTCTGCAGAAGAACGTTTGTCTACATTGTCCGGCCCTGAACTGCTTTTAGAAATGCAGAACTGGTCTGGTGACAAGGTAGATGAATTCATAGCACGTCGTGGATAATCTTTTGGAGAATTCTAATGACAGATAAAACCCATGCTGCATATGGTGATAAAACCAATGCGGTACAACAGTCTGTAGGACTGTTTGCAAAAAGCCTAAAGCGTAATTCGATCATCAACAAGATGGTTGGTACTATGCCGAAAGGTGAAGGCAGTGCAGAAGCGCAAATTAAAAACCAGTCATCTACTCATATGCCAATTGTGCGTGTCATGGATCTTGGCAAGCAAAAAGGTGATGAAGTTACTTTTAACCTAGTACAACCTGTAAACGCTTATCCGATCATGGGTAGTGAATACGCTGAAGGTCGTGGCGTTGGTATGACCATCGTTGAAGATCGTCTGCGTGTAGATCAGGCACGTTTCCCTGTGGATTTGGGCAACGTGATGACTTCCATCCGTTCACCGGTAGATTTCCGTCGTTTGGGTCGCCCAATCGCTCAGGATCTTATGGACCGTTATAGCGACTTATCGACACTGGTACATTTATGTGGTGCCCGTGGTTTCTCGAATAGTGCTGAATGGGCTGTTCCGCTTGCATCACATGAAAAATTCAAAAAAATCATGGTCAATGATGTAAAAGCACCGACTAAAAACCGTCACTACTTGGCTGATGGTGCTGGTGTACAAGCATTCAGCGTGAACGCAGGTGAAGTAGATATTACAACTACTGACTTGTTCCTGCCGGATACCGTGGATTCTATGCGTTCAGTCGTAGATGACATGGTTTTACCGCCACCTTGTATTAAGGTCGAAGGTGATAACGGCTCGGATGATTCACCACTGCGCTTATGGTTGGTATCTCCAACCCAGTACAACTGGTTTGCTAAACAACCGGGATTCCGTACTTTGCAGTCTGAAGCAATTGCCCGTGCATCGAATGCCAATCAGCATCCGTTGTTCCGTGGTGAAGTGGGCCTATGGAATAATTTCCTGATCCGCAAAATGTCACACGCGATTCGCTTCCGTGCCGGTGACCCAATCCGTTACTCAACTTCATATACCAGTGAGGTTGAAGATAATGCATTTGTTCCAGCAGCGTTCGGTACTGCTCATGCGATTGATCGCTCAATCATCTTGGGTGGTCAGGCCCTTGCTGAAGCGTTTGCCGCGCATAAAGGTACAGGTATTTCGTACTTCTGGTCTGAAAAAGCTGACCTTGACCATGGTGACAAAGCCGAACTCTTGGTTGGTGCAATCCGTGGCGTGAAGAAGATCCGCTTCAATGTGGATGTGAACGGTGATGGCAGTGACATGCAATATACCGATCATGGTGTGATTACCGTTGATACCGTCGTGAAACTTCAAGGCTAAGTTTCAGGGCAGGGCCGAGTAATCGGCCTTCCTTTAATCATTTTGGAGTAATGAACTCATGGCGACAATTAAATGCAAACGCACACCAGGTCAGTTTGGTGGTGCAGTTCCATACGGTAATACCACTGTACTGGCTTTTACTTTGGCAACCAATGCAACAGGTGCAGTGATTGATTCAAACTCAACTGCAGCAGTGGCTTCTGGTGATGTGATCGAACTCGGCAGCCTGCCTGAAGGTTTCCGTTTAGATGATGCTCAGGTCATTGTGACTACTGCAATGACAGCAGCTGTAACTGGTTCACTGGGCTTTAAGTATGTGGATGGTGTCGATTCAGCAGATGTACCGCAGGATGCAGCATATTTCATTAGTGGTGGTGCTTTAAATGCAGCTGGCCGTCTGCGTGCGACCGGTACAAAACTGGTCACACTGCCTAAGCCAGCAGTACTCACACTTACTACAGGTGGTGCAGCTAATGCGAAGGCATCGGATATCAAAGTATTGGTATCTGGTGAATTGCTAGGCCCGCGCTAATCTGCAGCGAATAACGATAACTAGGTAAAAGTTTTGGGGTATTGGATGTTGGGAGACGCTAATACCTCTTTTTTTATCCAAGAGGAATAAAACAATGAAACTCACAACGATTGCAATGCTATGCCACTCAATTAATGCTGCATTTTGTTTGTCACAAGGCGATGAGTCGCATTTACCTTGGGAACAGACACCAGATGAACTTAAGAAAAGTATCGAATATGGTGTGAAGCTGCATTTAGAAAATCCTGATACCACACCCGAACAGTCACATGAATCCTGGCTTAAGGAAAAAGAAGCTCAAGGCTGGACCTATGGTGAAGTGAAAGATTTTGAAGCAAAAACACACCCTTGCTTTAAGCCTTATGCTGAATTACCGGCTGAACAAAAGGCCAAAGATTATCTATTTAAAGCCGTGGTCAGTCTTGCCCGTGATCTTCCTGACCCATCAGATGTGCAGGAGCTTAGTGCTGAAATCGTGAAATTGCAGCAGCAATTACAAAATGTGAAGTCTCAACCTGCAGCACAAGCAACAGCGCAGGCAGCCCCGACAGTGGGTGTGACAATCTGCTATAAGGCGAATCGTGATACCTGGACAGATAACCTGTATGGCACTCAATTGGTATTCCAGCGCGGTGTTCCTCGCACGGTACCAAGCAACCTTGCCCAAAAGTTCTTGTCTCATCCTGAGTTTGAACGTGTGGAAGGTGGAGCTTTGACAGAGCAGACCTCTACACAAGATGATACGCAACAAATTCTTGATGAACAGGCTAAAAAAAAGCAGCAGGATGATGAAGCGGAAGAACGTAAAAGTTTAGAAATTCAGGCCGTTCGTGGTTTTCGCACCAAGGATTCCTTAATCAAATACGTTGAGGAACGCTACAAGGAAAAACTGGATGGCAACCTAAAGCTGGATGAGTTGAAGCAAGTTGCAGTAGATAAAATCCATCAGTTCGGAGTTGTCTAATGAAATTGAGTGAGCTGCTTGCACGCTTTCGTACTGAATCAAACGATAAGGTGCAGCCTTATTTTAATGAAGATGCGGAAGTCATTGCCTGGTTGAATGATGCAGTAGAGGAAGCATGCTTACGTGCACGTTTACTGCATGAACATGCAAATCCTGATATTTGCAGAATTGCCGTGATTGCTGGCAGCTCACAATATGCATTGCATGACAGCCTGTATGAATTAACACATATTCAGTTTGATCCAGAGAGTGGCCGTTGTAATCGTGGTATTGAGTTGTCCTCAGAAGAAATGCTGAGTAAGACCTATTATGCAGACTGGCGAACTCGAAAAGGTACTCCACTTTTTGCCATTCAATCAGATACTGGTTTACGCCTGGTGCCCAAACCGGATGAAAATGGCACTTTAATTCTTGAAGGCTATCGTTTACCGTTGGTTGTAATGGCAGATCTGGACGATGTGCCAGAGATTAATAAGTCTCACCATGTCCATTTGGTTCAATGGGCATTGCATAAAGCATTCAGTATTCCTGATACCGAATTTTTTGATGCAAACCGTGCCCAAATTGCTGAAATGAAATTCACTGAATACTTTGGTGAGCGACCAGATGCGGATTTACGTCGAATGACTCGTGAAGACACTCCACATGTCTCGATGTCGTTTTGGACTTAAACAGCACCCCTGTAGGGTTTCAGTTCAAACCACCCCGATTCCCATAATGGATTTATTTCATAATCTATTTTGGGAATTTTTTCATGGCTAATACACTCTACGACTATGCACGGCAGCGTTTCTTAGAAGCTCAAATTAACTGGATGACCGATACAATCAAGGTCGTTCTAGTTGATACCGGTGCATACACGCCACAAACAGCGGTACATCAATACTTATCCGATATTCCGACATCGGCTCGTATTGCCGGACCAGTCACCCTCACATCCAAGGCCACGACAGGCGGTGCTGCTGATGCGGCTGACTGTACCTTCACATCGGTGACAGGTGCATCCATTGAAGCCATCATCATTTATGCCGATACTGGTGTAGAAGCAACAAGTCCATTGATTGCTTATATTGACACTGCAACCGGCCTACCTATCACGCCTAATGGTGGTGACATTATTGTGACCTGGGATAACGGCACAAATAAGATATTCAAGGTGTGATCACCTGAATTTCTTATCCGTTAATAGCCTCATGCTTTTATGGGGCTGAACCACATAAAGGTGATGCTCATGGCGACAAGTGAAGAAGTAAAACAACCGACTGGGGAAAAACCACCAACTCAAGGCGTTGGTGTGAGTGGATTTCAGGCAGACGTTTATGCTGCAGATGAAGAAAAAATTAACTGGCCACACTTGATGGCACAGCCAAAGTTCCAGATGTACTGTGTCGAACTCAGCCGCCGGCACCACGGCGAAGTGGAGTTATGGATTGGTGGATTTTTGAAAGACAAATTGATGGAAGGTGAGCGTGTTTTCTTTGATCAGTATTGTGCCTGGCATGATCAGAAAGGGTACTGGAAGCAAGAAGATTATTATGGAAATCTAATTTAGGGCCTTAATGTATGGCAGGTATTAGAATTGAGTTTTCACAGTTTGGTCACTTCGATTATTTTGAAATTATTCGATCAGATACATCTATGATAGGTGTTGCAGATTCAGCACTACCTGCACCGATTGCGACTAACTTAAAGACCATGTATTACGTTGATACAGCTATTGTGGAAGGGGCGACGTACTATTACAAAATTCGTGTGCATCGATCTGGGTTATCTGCTGTAAGTGATACAGAAATCGAAGCCCTTGCGATACTTGGTGATGAATACTTCAATTATGTGGAATTATTATTCTTAACAGATGGCACAGTTAAAGATTATTCAAATCTCAATCGCACACCATTAGTGACTGGCACATACGCATTCATACCATCAACTACTATACCTGTGAAATATGATACATATTCATACGATATTAGCGACTATGGTGCTTTGGATTTCGGAACAATCACACTTGGTCTAGATGATTTCACTTTTGAAACATATGTGTACAGTCCAAACAATTCGTATCTAGGGACATTGTTATTATTAAATGGTTGTAACTTCAATTTTGAAGTAGCCAACGGTGGAAGTTTAGCAATAAGAAACAACGATTACAGTTTTTATAAATGGGTAGGTATAACTGTACCTAGAAATCAATGGAATCATTGGTGTGTGATGCGAAAAGATGGTGTGTTTTATGCGTATTTAAATGGTGTTCAGAAATTTTCC